AAATACTAAACCGCAACATCCCAGATATTATTATACAGGTAATGTTGCGGCTTTGTCAAGGCTATTTAATAAAAGTTCCGTTCCATACGGACTTTTGTACTTTTTCAACTGGTACACAATTTGGTACCATTCGGCCATTTTTTTCTTTCATACCTTCTTGCTTATATCCTGACCAACAGGCTTTTTGCAAATTGTCCCACTTATCTTCTTCTTCGTTATCAGACTCATAATCTTCTGATTTTGATATTGGCCAGTTTACATCATTCTTTTCTGCATCACCAATAGGTGCAGGATTTGATGAATTTGAATCTTCTGTTTCCATTTCAGGAGCCTCAGTTTCTGACTCAGCATCTTCTTCCTCTTCTGGAACTTCAAGCATAGATTCTATAGCTTCTGTTAAATGCTCGATTACTGCATACATCTGTTCTTTAGTTACTTCTGGACGAATTGCTTTTGTAATTTCTTCGTCATCTGGAATTTCAATTACGGTATCTACTGGATTAACTACATCGTCTAAAATATCTTTAATTTCTTCTACAAGTTCACTTGATGTTATTGATTTTTTCATATTTTTCTCTCTCTCTGTTATTTTTCTTGACCATGAGAATCCAGCGTCTCCGCCCCACGCATCCCACATAATTCTACCATTAGAAGGATTTGATGTGTTATAAAAATCTTTTCCTTTTTTATCTACTTCATGACGTGAAAAGAAAGAGTACATTCTTTTTACAGTAGAAAGACTTAATGTTTCTCCTCTTGCAAGTTGTCCTGCACGAGTCCATCCTACTGCAGTTCCTGCTCCTTTAGCCTTACCCTGTTCTTTCCATTTAATAGCACGTTTTGCTGCAGACTTCATTCCAGCTGTAGGTTTATATCCTTCTTTAGCCATTATTTCTCCTTTACACTAATCATTTTTACAGATTTGACTTCTTCGTCAATTCCAAAAATATCATTAATATATTCTATAGCATCTTCTTCGCTAAATGCTTGTACCTCTGCATTTATTTCAAGCTTAATGCTATAGGTTTTCATTATTTAATTTCTTGATTACAGGTTGGACAAGTCTTTTTTTCTGTAGATGAAGTTACTGCTTTTGCAGATCCTAGACCTTTAAATTTAGGACGCCCAAATCCAACAATAGAAATTTGTACCTTTTTTGAATTCTTTTTAAAAGCACGAAGTTTTTTACAAACTTCTCCACCATTTCTTTGACTTCCTTTAGGATCTCCAGAAGTATTTCCTTCAACACACCAAACTGTTCCATCACCATTATCGGCAATAACAATTCCAACGTGACTAATTCTATCTACACCATCTGCAGGAAAATCAAAGTAAGCAATATCTCCTGGCTCTGGATCTGCTAAATCTCCATCAATCCATTGACCAGCTTTTTTAAATGCTGCTGCTCCACCTGGTGTATAAACAGTGTTTGGTATTTTTACTCCAGCTTCATTAGCACACCACATGACAAATGAACCACACCAAGGCTGCAGATCAGCCTTGGTGAATTTTCCATATTTAGTTTCATTGTCTTTAGGACCTTCAACAGTTCCTATTTCTGCCTTAGCAATTTCAACTAGTTTTTCTGCAGTGCCTTGGTCTGACATTATTCTTTATCCCAAGTTGTGTCTACTGGCTGTTCTGCTGGCATTGCGCCGTCTGGTTTAGCTAATCTACGTGCCTTAGCCTCATCAATTTCTGCCTCTAATTTTTTATCTGCTTGTGTATTTTTTGCATCTACTTCTTTATTAGCAATTTGTGCTGCCATTACATCTTTAGCACCTGATTGTCCAATTAATAATCCAGCCAATGTTCCAGTAATAAATGTAGCAACGCTACCTAATACGTTGAAAAACATTTTGTCATTCTCGGATTGTCCAGTAATTGGTTGTGTAACAAATATTAAAGCATACATGATACCAACTGAAGTTAAAAATAAAATAGAACCTAGTGTAATACCTAAAATAAATTTAAGTCTTGCATCTAAATCTTGTGGGGATAATCTTTCTCTAGCCATTTGCTACTTCCTTTGTGTCTGCTAAATCTTCTGGACATGCTCCATTAGCTGTACAGATAGGTGGTTTACATTCTGCATTTTCCCAATTAGCAGGGTCTTGACATGGATATCTATAGTGACCATCATAGCCACATCCACTTAAAGACAGCACCAAAAGGCTAGACGCTAAAAACACCTTTATTTTTTTCATAAGTCTATTATAGCAAATATAGCTTCAAGGTGCTAGTCTTCTTCTTTTTCGGCTCTTTCTCTAATGCCTATTGTTAAAAACCATATAGCTACTGAGGCTAAAGTTACATAACCTACTACTGTTTTAGCGCTTCCCTCTAATACTACCCAGGCTACAAAAAATCCTAGGAATGTAAAGTTTTCGCTAAGTATGGCTATAACTCTTTTTTTCAACCAGTTCATATTACCCCCTTATCCTCATTATTGCACTACCTAAAATTACTTGTCCAACTAAAACTGCTGCAACAAGTACTTCTTTAGCTTTTTGTCTTTCTTGTGGAGACATATCTGCACCAATATTTGATAGTGCTTTAAACACTTCACATTTTTGTTCTTCTGTTAAACCTTCGATAGCTTCTTCTGGATTAAAGCATCCTGCAATAGCACCTACTAAAGCTGCAGGAGATTCAAGGGTTAGCAGTGCTGAAGCAACCTCTGCAGTAATAACAACAGGATTTCCATTTAAATCTGTTCTTACTTCTACTGGTATTAGTGGTGGAAGATCTGAATATTCAAGTCCTGCTGATTTTATATCTGCCGCCTCAACTGGAGTACCTTCTGCTGATTGTACTAAAACATCAGCAACTAATTCTTTTTCTGCTAATGTAAATTTACCATCTTCTGATAATGCTTCTGATAAATTTGTTACTTCTTCAACAGTGATTTCTCCATCTGATGCTAATATTTCTGTAATTAATTCTGCTTCTGTTTCTGTTAATCCACCTTCGGATAAATCAGATGACACCTCAGACATAACTTCTAAAGATATATCTCCATCTTGAGATAGCATCTCAACTATTGACTCTATATCAGATTCTGTTAAGGCTCCTTCATTAATTAAATCACTAATTATTTCTTGTGCTTCTTCTGTAGTTACTTCTTCAAAAACAGGTTCTTCAATTGTAGGTTCTTCAATAACTGGTTCTTCAATGGTTGGCTCCTCAATTACTGGCTCTTCAATGGCTGGTTGTTCAGTTATTGGTTCTTCTGGAGCTGAAATTTCTGGTGCAATTATAAATGCTGGTTGTGCTGGAGATTGAATAACCTCTTCTGCTGGTATTAAAACAATAACTTCTGAATATTGACTTACTGGTCCAGACCAGTTAGCAATTCTAATTGTATATGTAGCGCCTTCTGTTAAACCAGTTAATTGAATAGATTCTGGTGCTCCATCTGTATTTAATGTTTGACCTTCATATGGATTTTCTGCATCTGGATCATCTGTTGTAACTTGATAAAACCAAGTATTAGCACTATAGCCTTCTGGCAATTCTGGTGCAATAATGACAGTTGTACCTTCAATTACTGGCTCAGATAATATTGGTGCTGGAGTAGGAATATTTTGATTTATAGCATTAGTTAATTCTTGAGCATTTGTATTTAATGCTGTTTGTAAATTTGTTTTTGTATTTGATGCTGTATTTATAGCATTAACTAATGATGTTGTATTGATAGCATTTATTGCTGATGTGTTTAAAGTATTTTGTGCAACAACTGGACTAAGGCTTTGATTTAATTGTGTAATAACAGCATTTGCTGCATCTACTGCTGCTTGAACTGTTGATGTATTTGGATCTACATATGGAGTAAATGTTGAACCTTGACTTATCTGTCCTGCAAAACCAGAACCAGTATTTGTATCTTCAATCGGTATTATTGTTCCATTTGTTGTTTCTCTATAATTAAACCTAGATCCATTTGGAATTGGGCCAGTAGCAGTTACATTTGCCATCCATGCACCATCAGTTGGATTAACGTCAGCATTAAATCTAATTTGAACCATTTGCGTTGAAGCATCTTGTTGTGGGTATGGACGAACATCCCATGCAATATCTAATGATGATCCTGTTGTTGAATATGTAATTCCAGTTCCTGTGCTCCAGGTTGTCCAGTCCCATCCAGCAATAGAAACTGAAGGAGCATTAGGAGTTTGATAATAAACCCAACCTTCATCTACTCCAAAAGTAATTGTGGCATTTGAACCAACATAAACATTATTATATAGAGTACCACCCATTTGTAAATTAAATGGAAGATTCATAAGAATTCCTGCATCATCTACACCAGAAAGAACATTTGTTGTGGTTCCAATAGTTGCTTGTAAATTATTTACTGCAGTTTGAGCATTATCAATAGCA